CGTTTAATCCACCGCTTGGATTTTGATACATTTTTTTAACCATTATAATTTCTCTCTAAATGGGTTGTAGTCATTTTCATTTATCTTAACACACTTACATTGATTCAGTAAAGAACAGAATCCTCTTGATAACCAAAAAATACATTTGCTAATTTTAGTTTTAATCATATAAACTTCTTTGATTTTTTTATAACCTTTTTAAATTTTACTATACGTCTTTTCTTTTTAACAGGCTCACCAACTAACCAGTTACTTAACTTGATTAATAATAATTGTATCATACCCTACCTTGACCAACGTATGGTTTATAAGTCTTGTGTTTATTTACACGCTTAGTGTGTCTACCTCTTCGTTTCTTTGGTGGTTTACGAATGTGTTTATTTTCTAAGTGCTTTTTTGCCATTCTTCTTCTTTAGTTTAATCTTAACATTAGATCCTTGCTGTGCAAGTAATGTAGGTTTCTTTTTAGAATACGCCTGAGCAAACATTGTAACTATATCATCACTCATTTTTTAAACATATCTATTGTCGGCTTTAATCCATAAATCGCACCGAAGATACCAACGATTAACCATTGATACCAACTAGGGAATCTTCCAAAGTAATCAAAGAATAAATCTAATTTAGTTTTGATATTAACATCATCACTAATGATGGCATAAGATAATACAATAATTGGAATACATACTATGATTAAAACAAATTCATCTTTCCATGATTTGTCTTGTTGGTCGTAAACATCTCTTTGATATTCAATTTCACCTTTAGCCATACGTTCATAGTATCTACGTTCAGCTTCTGATTCTAATAGTTCTGATTGCTTATGATTTTTATAAATCTCAGCACCAGTTTTAACTACTGTAGGTATTACACTCCACCACATATTAATAACAACTTCTCATTAAGTTAGACAGCTCTTCACATCTAGATGGTGTCTGTCTATACCATGCTGAATTTAACATCTCATCAGCAGCTTTACTATATTCATTATTCTTTAAAGCATCAAACATTTTTTTAAACTTAGATACTCCAGTCTTTCCTAATTGAAATACCATTTCAATAATTACTTCTTTCGCAACCAATGCAATGTTATATCCTTTTAATAACTCTTCAGCACCTTGCACAGCTTTATTAAAATCCTTTTCAAATAATGCTTCTAATATATCTTTGTCATAGATAACTCCTTCAACAAAGTCATCTTCTTCTGTAAGCAAATGACCATAGCCAATGGTAGCTTTACCTAATGAATCTAAATAAACTTTGGCTAAGATATTTATACGATCATTATTCTTATGACCATATTTAGTATTTGATTTTCTATATGACACAGTCTTAACGTCATAGTTGCAATACTCTTTTGTCTTAATGTTGTAGGTACAAATATCTACTGGACCAACACCACCTAGTGCTGTGAATACAATAAGGTTTGGATCTCTAGCAAAGTATGCTTGAGCTAATGCTTCGGATACTAATCCTTTGTCTGCCTTTCGCAATGTACGCCTTTGTTGTTTTAGTTTTTGAATTGAAAGAAACCTATGATTGAACCTGCTATGCTACCAATGATTACTAGAAATGCTATGACACCTTTACCCATGCTCACATCAGTTCTTAAATCTTTAACTTCAGCTGTAAGATCATCTAATCTCTTAATGATTGTATCCATTCTTTCTTTGGAATACTTCTCATAAGAAGATAGTCTTATGGCTGTAGCAGATATAGTCTTATGTTTCTTTTTCATACACCACCTATAGTGGTTGTTGATAAAAAGTCAATTAAAGATTGTAATTATATGGATTGTTCTGGTGTTTCTATACAGTCAAAATGAAATGATGGTTTGACTTTCTCAAACTGATCTAATGGGAATAGTTTATTCTGTTCTGCTATAAACTCATAGCCAGCTATGGTGCATTCCCTAAAGGTATTAAACTTCTTACCTGTACTCATTACGTCTAGGCAGTTGCCATTAACCATTGAGCAAATGGTAAAGATTAATAAAAATTTCATTATGATTAGTTATACTAAAATGTGGATAAGTAAATATAGGTGGCATTGCTGCCACCCATACTGTAAAGACTACTCTTCGTCTTCTTCGTCTTCATCTAGATCAAAGTCTTCGTCTTCATCTAGATCATCCTCGTATGATACGTGAGCATCATCTGGATTAATTTTCAACTCAAGATCATCTAAGAGATCTTTAATCTCATAGATAATATCTTCAGCAGATTTTTTCTTTTTTGCCATAGCTAACTCCTATAGTTGGTTAGGCAGTGGCGAGATAGAGTTAATTGAATAATAAGTAAATAAAATTATTTTTTATAACTTATTGTTTTATAATTATTATTTATTTATTTTTATTGTAGAATTCCTCAACTGCTTTAGCATAGTCTTTCCAAAACTTTTTAGCATCTTCAAAAGCATCTGCATAAAACTTAGTCCAGTATTCTTTGATTGATTTGTAATCAAGCATTTAAAAACTCCAGTTCATGTTCATTATATGGTATCATGCCACAACATATAATGTTGCGTTGCACAAATTTCAATACTATTTTTTATTTAATTGGGTAATAAAACTGCCATGATATTCTGTAGATCCTAAATGAGTAATGGGAGTTTGTAGATCAGTCCAGATCTCAATGCCACACTCCTCAGCTAATCTACAGAAGTAATAGTCTTCAGATAAGTATCTTGTTACTCCATCCTTTTCTTTATAGCAGCCAACAGGAAAGAAATCATAAGCATTATCTGATCCTTCTATACCTGTTCTTAAATCTGGTTTGTATTTAAGATGAGGAAACTTATTCATTATGGTAGTAAACACTTCTATACGTATCATCATAAATCCTGTGGCACTTTCTTTTACCCTTGCAAAGCCATTGTTAAATTGTGTGTTAGGATAAAGATTAACATTGAACTGCAATAGATAATCACGCATTGTTTTCTCATCTATATCTGTATTCTTCTTGATACGATCTAATAATTGCTCCCAATAGAATCCTTTTACAGGATAGGTGCAGGTAACAACTTCTCTATCAAACTCTATTATTCTTTTTAGATTCTCAATATTAAAACCTATGTCAGCATCAATGAATAATAAATGCGTACCATTAAATTCTTTATTTTCTAGGAACTTGGTAACGAATTTATTTCTAGCACGAGAGATTAAAGATTCAGTGGGTAAGGTTTCTATTCTGATATTATGTCCAGAATCATTTAACCAACGTAATGTATTTAATATGGAATGTAATGTTAGATTACTTACATTGCCTCCATAACAGGGAATGGCAATAAGGATATTCATTTTTTATTATTAAAATATTCTATGCACTCAGCTATAGTTTGCTGCCTAATGTATTCGTCTCTTATTTCCTGAGAAGTTGGTTGTGGTAATGGTGAATCCCATCTATCAATAATAAACTCACCAGCAGATGTAAGATCATAACTAGCATCAGGTGCTAATGATTTCATTACTGTATTAATACCCCAAGAGAAACCATTTTCATTAGTGTATCTTTTTATAGTTGCTTCAACAGATAGTTTTCTTACAGTCATAAAATAAGTTCAGTTAAGGATTTATTATTACCAACTGTTCCTTTTATAAAAACATTAAAAGCTAAACTAATTCTAGTATTAGTTCCTTCTTTAGTTTCTACCATGTGAGTTAATGAAGATGGAAATAATATAATATCTCCAGTTTTAACTGAGAACCACCAAGATTCTGAGTTCCATAAATTCCATTCTTTTATTTCAGGTTTTATTGTTTTATAACTTTGATTAAAAAATTTAATCTTATCAAATTTATCATCACAGTTTATATAAAATACTCCTGATACTAATGAATTAGGATGCTGATGTTTGTGATGATATTGATTTGTTTCAGTATAGTTTAACCAAGATTGAGTAATGTAAGGTGTGATTGCATCTGTTGGAGATATAACTTTTTCAAAGTAATCTTTAACTATTAAATCTAAATCTATTTTTAGATCCTTAAATAATTTATTATTTAAAATATAATTATCATTAGATGTTGTGTTACCTTCATTTTTATAAACATCTAATTTAGTCTTATCAATAAATGATAATTCTTTAGTTGTAAGTTCTCTATTTAATTTAGAGATATAAATAGGTGTAGGGAATATCCCATTAATATTAGCTTCAATCATTGTTTGACTGAATTATATATTATTTTCTATTAAATCCCAAGATTTATTTTGTTCGTTCCAATTATATTTATTGTTATCTTGTGGATAAGGTATTGGAGATTGCCATTGGCAAGTATCTTCATTTAATATCCAAGAGTTAAAAGGTTTAGGTGGGATAAAAGCATCTCTATCTTCATCATAAGTATATCCTACTCCTGCATGATTTTTTCTTAAAGGTATTCCACCAGAAGAATGAACCCCTGCATGAGTATTATAAGATGTTTGTTTCCAAATAGCCCAGCCAGTAAGTTTAGTTAAAAAGTCAATACCAATAGATTCTTGTTCAACTCCATTAGCATCATGTAATACTTCATTAACTACAGATTGAACTTCAATCACTTTTCCATTTAATCCTATTTTTGCGAATGATGCCATTATGCTGTGTAACTCCCTGAACCATTAAATACTAAAATTTTATTTCCACCTGATTCTGAAACAGTTGGTGAACCTGTTGTTGTACCAGAATAATTTGCTATTAACATACTTAATATAACAACTCCTTTTCCACCTGCTCCACCAGTGCCGCCTGGAGAACTTTGATATGGAGCTCCACCACCACCTCCACCAGTATTAGCTGTTCCAGCGGTTCCATTATTATTTGTTCCTGCTGCACCAGCATTTCCACCACCACCAGTACCTCCAGTACCAGCAGTTCCTCCATCGTAAACACCTCCACCACCACCACCTGCTCTTGTAACTGAAGAACCAGTAATTGAAGAAGCTGTTCCATTTCCTCCTGCACCACCTACTGTTGTAGTACCATTTCCTCCAACAGCACCAGCACCACCTCCACCACCTCCTCCATAATTTGGTCCACCTGCACCACTACCACCATTATTACCTTGACTTGGAGATGTACTTGGAGTGTTTCCTGTTCCACCTATCCCAGCTCCAGGTGTACCATCATTATAACTAGCACCTCCACCAGAACCTCCTGAACCTCCGTTATTAGGAGCACCTCCATTACCACCACCACCACCATAACCACCTCCAGCAGAAGTTATTGTTGTTAATCCTGAACCTGAAATAGAAGAATTTGAACCTGAAGTACCTGCATTAGGATTTAAATTTCCAGCACCTCCATCTCCAACTGTTACTGTAATTACTGTACCTGGTGAAACTGATTGAGTTGATGTTCTATATCCTCCTGCTCCTCCTCCACCATCGTATGCACCTCCGCCTCCTCCAGCTACTACTAAAAAATCTATTGAATAAGGTATTGGTGATAAAGCATCTGTTCCTTCGTTAATTCCTGAATTTGCTAACCAACCTTGTGTTGAATCTATATAAACTAATCTTGCACCTTCTCTTTCACCAGTTAATTGTAAGCTAGATGTTGCACCTTCTATTTTATTTCCATTAGGAGAAATAGTTAAAGCATTTGTATCAAAAGTTCCTGCGTAATCTAAAATTATAACTTCATCTCCAGCACTTGGTGATGCAGGTAATGTTACTGTAAATGCAGCTGATGTTGTATTGCAAGGATAACCTCTACCAGCAAC